CCTGGGTTATACTTCACTCCAAACTTGGTCCTACCCTTAGCTTGAAGCTCAGAAAAGAGCAGCTCACGCAACTCATCGTAATACTCTCGGGACACCCATCGCAAATAAACAGCAAATTCAACATTGACACGGAGCCACTCGCTCAACGTGCCATCGAATTTGCCATAATCAGTCTCATCCGCACTCTGATGTAGCAAACAAAACGCGACTAAAGCCTCAGCGATTTCTGGTGGTGTCTTACAAGGTAAATACCAAAGACATTCCATCAATCGTTGCTTCTTCAAGCCATACGTATATTTCGACAATCTAAGAGTGTGGTCGGTGGGGACCGTCGATATATTACGAGGAAAATTTTCCTTAGGATAAAACTCAGCTTTCTGGAAGGACTTAACGTCACATCCTTCCACGGCGTGCATCGTGGGGAAGGCTTGTTCAGAGCGTGCTATCTGTGTTGGCCTGTTTTGGTTGTCCATAACCTCATCGAGGGTGACGGGAGTTCCAATGCCCGCCACAGGAACAACCAACTTAACGAATTCATCAGCCCATTTGTTAAAAATCCCAGGTGGTGTTTTAACGTTCCTTACGTCATCCACACGTCCTTTGATGCATGCAACATCATTGTTGTATGAATTGCAAGGAGCTGTAGCCCCGGTGCCTGGTAACACCAATGGGGGGCTAACCACTCGAGCATACTCACGGCCATCCTCAGTGACCAAGGGGCCCACCGCTTGGTAATGATCAGCATTGCGCACAACATGAGCAACGCCTGTGACTGGAACATCACGCTCAAAACCAGCACCCTTATTGAGTATCTCAAATAACAAAGCGGCATTGATAGATGGGCTATCAATGCCGGAGCTTGACAAATATCGTTCAACATCCGATATCACCTTCCATTTAGCGGTGCTATGTCTTACGACAATAGCCTCGTATAGGTTGAGGGGCAATGACACAGACGTGGCTCTCCCTGCTAGACTTAGAGAAACCATGTCCCTTGATCCTTCACGATAATCTACACGCACAACACCATCCCTTTCCAGAGTACGGCGTTGGAGTGGTTGTCGCTTACACAGCCAGGCGGCCGTCCATGGGATGTACACTTCAGGGAAAAGACCCACCACGCGTCGTGATGGATCTTCCGTAAAAGACAACTGGTCAACAGTGTACACCCACAGACCTCGAGCACCACCTACAGTAATGAAATCAGTACTGAAATCCCAAAGACCATGCTCATAACACGCGCCACCGTCAACTCGGACGGTGACTCGATCTTCCCTAATGGAGTAGGATCCATCAGGTACTTGCCCAGCAGCAGCTATGGGCACAAACGTGTACAGAATTGTTGGGCGTCCATAAGACAAATATCTGGGGAGATCGGCATAGTAATCCACGTCAACAAACTTCAAGAGATGATTTGGTCCAACTTCGTCCAA